AATATATCACTGTTAAGATATCGTCCGTTTGTATCCGGACAACAATGAACAGCCAGAAAACTCTTTTATCCTCTGCCTCTTCATTCCGAGAATGGAATCCCCTGTTAATTCCTTTCTCCATCACCATATTTGTGGCAACATACATTATCTTGTTTCCATATTTCCGTAACAGTAGCATGCGAACGCTACTGTCGAAGGTCCTTCATTGGGCGAACAACGTTACAACTTATGCTAACGTCAGTTCAAATTCATTTCGCAAGGTCTTTCTAAACACTCCAATAACGAGTCATCCGAGAGACCGATCATCCCCCTACCCCGACGGCTCGAAAACTGTCGCACGAGACTTTATGGTCTCATACTGCAACAGGGTAGGGAAAACTGTTTTCATGCATCAAATGAGTGAAAAGGACAAACTCCACGGACTGGAAGGTTCGAGGGAGTGGTTTGTCACTGGAGATTTTACCTCACAACCTGTAAATAAGAGGCCTCCAGCGAATTCTGTCATCTGTCAGATTAATACTGACTATTACGTTGACATGCCATATTTCCTTTCACACAACCCGAAAACCCATCTTTTGTGTACTTTCGTACCTGAAACACCAGCCCACCCAGGACTAAATGGTTTAGCCTGGACTACGAAAGCGAACAACGAGATTGTGACATATGTCAGTGGCTCAAGGGGTGAGAAATACACCCACGAGCTATGGGATTACAGACCAAGTACAATAACTGTATATAAGAAATTCTTTGGTCTATTTACCTACGGAGCGATCACTTACTCCGTTGACAAAATCCAATTCTCAGCATCACACAGGATGGTCCTGCTTACCCCTACAGGTGAGCTAGGGATTGTCGCCAGTTTACTTAGCATGGCTACTGTCAGTACCGACACACTTCAGAGAAGGAAATTCGTAAGTCATACCAATGACGGACCGTTCTCTCGAGTGAAGAACTTTACCCCCGAGGGTATGTCAGTTTCAACTGCCAGATGTGACTCATTTCATTACGTCACTATATCATCCGCTCTGGATGAAGCCATCCGAGAACGTTGTCGCGCCTCGAAGAACCCACTTACGGGAACTTCGGTCTGTACACTCATGTCTACCTTTAATGGTCGAGGAGTGGACAGTGCTAAGTATCAATTAGACGCAGTAGTTCTAGCTGCGTACCACAACAATGCTACTGACTTCAAGAACGTAGAAGTCTTTCAGACGGATCCTGGTCTTCGTGTGTTTCAACAAAAGAAACACTACAACCAGGATGCGAAGATCCCATTGAAACCTTTCATGGACCCTATAGCCGACGGCGCCTACACACCTGTAGTCGACCGTTCAGCTGAAAAGAGGGCGGTGAAAGGTCGTGTGACGAATCTAACGGCCAAGACAGAGAAGAAAGAGGTCATTCTTACACCCTTTGTCAACAGATGCATGACGGAGTTCCTGGAACTCCTAATCCCAACACCCCACGTAGGTCATCCTAAATATCAGGAGGTTGTTTACGAGAAACAATCAAGACCTAACCAACGACGCATTCTTGAAGAGGCGGAATCCTCTTCGTTTGACATGAATGCAGAAGTCAAATCATTCGTAAAGAAGGAGGCTTATGCCAAAGTCACCGACCCAAGAATTATTTCAACCATTGACGGAAGAACGAAACTGTTATACTCAGCTTTCATGTATTCCTTTTCAGAACATTTGAAACAATTCGACTGGTACGCTTTTGGCAAGACTCCTGTCGAAGTTGCTAGGCGTGTAGCTGATATAGCTCACAGCGCTTCTTTCAACATCGTCATGTCTGATCTTTCCAGGATGGACGGAAACGTCTGCTGGTTATTGAGACATCTCGAAATGATGGCATTATCCCGTTATTTCGCTATTCTGTATCACCACTATATTACAGAATTATACGCGAACACGCACGAAAAATGGGCACGTACTACACTGTGTGTGTGGTACCAGACATTTGCCTCTAGACTGTCGGGGGAACCGGGAACGAGTTCCATGAACACGATGGATACGGCGTTTATCTCTTATCTTGGTAAGAGAATGACAAAGAATCCTTTGACGGGTACCTTCTACACACCACAAGAAGCTTGGCTTTCGCTCGGCTGCTACGGTGGTGATGATGGTATCACTTCAGACATAGATCCTGAAGTATTAGCACGAGCCGCTGCTTGGGTTGGTCAAACAATGACCCAAGAAACTACACCAAGGGGTACCTTTGGTGTGAATTTTCTGTCGCGGTACTATGGTCCAGAAGTCTGGTGGGGAGATCCTAATTCCTGCTCAGACATTCGTCGCCAAATCGTCAAATTCCACACAACAGTTGGCCAGGTTCGTCCTTTGACGAAACTAGTGCAAAAGGCCATGTCCTACTCTCTCACGGATCGGTACACACCAATCCTCGGCCCTCTATGTCAAAAGGTCATTGACTTACTGGGTGCGGATGAAGCTTCGGCACCACATAACTGGTGGGCGAAGTTCGATATTTCGGTTCAATTTCCCAACCAATATCGAGAGTGGATGGACACCTTTGCGCGCGAACAAATGCCAGATTTTGATTGGAACACATTTCAAAACTGGTTGGATGAACTGTCATTGAGCACTGTTCTTTCACCACCTCTTTGTTGGAGCTCACCAGTTCCTGAAGATTCGGACGTTACTCTCGTCGTCCTTGGTGAAGAACATTTGACAGGACCGGCTGAGGAGCCGCTTACAGAAGACAAACCCAAACTTGCTGGTCAGAAACCCACCAGGAGACGACCGACCTCGACTCTTGGCAAACCTCGTAGGAGGAACCATGGGAAGAAGACAAGCAAGAAAGGGCGAGTCTCCAAGTAAGGGACACCTATGATGTTGTGACGCCCCTTGGTCGGAAGGGGTGGTTGATTCTTTTAGAATATTTCGTACTAGTATATATAGTACACCACAATTTTTAGTCCAACATCATGCGAAAACAAAGACGCCGCAATCCTTCCCGACGCTCCTCCAATAGTAGGAGCGGAGGGAGCAACCGAAACCGCAATGGAGGAGGTGGTTCAACCCAAGCGAGAAATCGCATTTCTGCATTCGTTTGTGGAATGGTTGACCCATTTTGCCAACACGCTTACTCAGCCAAAGTTCCTAGTGAAGGTTCTTTTAGGACTGTTTCAGCTAATATCTCTGATTATTCTAGTTTGGTACCAAGTGTCGACGCCACATCAGCTGACAATTATATCTGCGCCCGATCCGGGTCAGGTTTGAAGATGATGAAGTCGATGGCTTGTACCATGAACGCTGGAGTCGTCACATATGTGCCAGTGATCGATTCTTCCTGGGCTGCTAGACTTACACACCTACATAAATATAGGGTTGTTTGTTCAGCAGTTCGGATTACTTACACCGGAGCACCGCTCAGTGCTCAGGGATACGTGAGAATCACCAAGACTTCTTCTGGAGATCCAGATATTGCTGGTGACACCCCAAAATCCCTCAGTGACCTTAATGGTCACCACTGGGACTTTTCAGCTTCAGAGCTGATTAAAGGAGTCACCATCGTGCAACATCCATCTTCCCCAGAGTACAAACAATTTCAAGCGAACACTGCTTCATCGAGTGAAACCTATGAAGACGTTCAATTGATGGCTGTTGGCCTAGCGTCAACAGCTTCGTTCTCTTACGAAGTTCGACAGACCATTGAGTACCTCCCTCTTGCAGGAACTTCAGCTTCACTTATTGCAACGCCAAATGTACCACAATCTTCGGTAATCGATTCTCTCCTTTCATGGATTTCATCGAAAGCCCACATTTCAAGTGGTTCTATCACATCAGCCACTAAGGCTATTGGTAACGTTGTCAATCAAGGAGTGAACCAAGTACTACAAAGTGCTGGTTCATCCATATGGTCTTCCTTGGAAGGCCTAGCCTCTGACGCTTTGGGTTTTATACCTGAAGCTTTAGCG